AGTGCTGTGCAAGGTATAAATTTGGATGTAAATGAACAGGCTTTATTACAACAAACCAGAGATATAGATGCTTGGATTTCTTCAGTGCGTGACGCAGAAAACGCAGCGCAAGCAGATGGCATTACAACTGCAGATGACGTAATTTTTCCAGCTAAATTAGCATAGCAAAAATATAACAAATATTAAGTGTCGCGCTTTTACACATTACCGACAAACGATTACTTTTTTAAAGATTAACAAACAGGAGAAATATCATGCCTCAATATCTACACGGAGTCCGAGTTACCGAAGTTAACGAAGGTGCTCGCCCTATTCGTACTGCTAACTCAGCTATTATCGGTGTCGTTATTGCGGCACCTAAAGGCCCAGTTAACACGCCAACATTAATCGCAGGTTCACGCGCTAAGTGGTTAACGACATTCGGCAATCTTATTGGTACAAGCCAACCTGTTGCCGACGCTATCTTTGACCAGATTGGCGCCCTATGTGTTGTGGTTAATGTGCTTGACCCGGCCACACATAAAGCAGCTGTTGCCGCTGCTGAATATACCTTTGATGCAACCAGTGATTTATTAACTGTTGCTGATAAGTTTATTTATAACCCTGTGGTTAAAAGCCAGGACAACGTAACAACGTATGTCATCGATGATGATTACACTTATGATATGGACACAGGCGTATTCACTCGGGTAGCCGCAGGCGCCATTGCAGCTGGAGCAGCAGTAAATATCAACTATGACACTCCTGACGCATCATTAATCACAGATGCAGATGTTATTGGTACTGTTGATGCCGGCACAGGTAAACATACCGGCTTGCAAGCTTTACTCACTGCAAAAACAGCACTGGGTATTAAGCCTCGCATATTAGGTGCGCCAGGCTTTGATAGCCAAGCCGTTGCTGCAGAGCTGGTTAGCATTTCAGATCAACTTCGAGCATTTTCTTATGTTCGTGCCGATGGTGCAGAAACATCGGACGCGGCTGTTACATACCGTAATAACTTTGGCTCTAAACGTGTAATGGTAATATGGCCAGACTTCACAGGCTATGACGTTGACCTGGCATCTGACACCACGTTATATGCAACCGCACGCGCATTGGGTACCCGCGCATTAATTGACAACACAGTTGGTTGGCATAAAACACTTTCTAACGTTCCCGTTAAAGGTGTTACCGGTCTATCGAAAGATGTGCCGTGGGATTTACAAAACCCAAACACCATCGCGAACTATTTAAACTCAAAAGAAGTGACAACCTTAATCAATGAAAAAGGTTATCGTTTCTGGGGTTCTCGCACGTGCAGTGCTGATCCATTATTTGCATTTGAAAGCGCAACGCGTACCGGCGACATTCTTGCCGACACCATTGCCGAAGCGCACTTATGGGCTGTTGATAAGCCAATGAGCAAAACGTTAATTAACGATATTCTCGAAGGCATCAATGCCAAGTTCCGTGAACTGGTCGCCTTTGGTTATGTGGTTGGCGCAAATGCCTGGTTAGACCCAGACTTAAACACTGAGCAAATGTTATCTGATGGCCAGCTTAATATCAGCTATGACTACACGCCAGTACCGCCGCTAGAGCAACTTGGTTTTCTTCAAAAAATCACAACCAGTTACTTATCAAAATTAGTGGCGTAAATATAAGTTTATTCATTTTTGTCGCAGCTTAAGTGATTAAGCCGCAATACTTAACAAGAGGATTACATTATGGCACTGCCAAAGAAACTAAAAAACTTTAATTTGTTTTTAGAAGGTGAATCATACGCTGGTCGAGCGGTTGAAATCACCCTACCAAAACTTGCACGCAAGATGGAAGATTTTCAAGCAGGTGGTATGGCTGGCCCTATTGAAATTGATATGGGTCAAGAAAAACTCGAAGGTGAATTCACGCTTGCAGAGTTTAGTCGTAACGTTTTAAAAACGTATGGCGTGACTTCTGCAGATGGTGTTGCAATGCGTTTTCGTGGTGCTGCTGTTAATGATGGCACAACATCAGCAACCGACGCGATTGAAATTGTAATGCGTGGCCGCTTCAAAGAAATGGACATGGGTAACATTAAAAACGCTGAAAACACCGAAATGAAATTATCCTATGGTTTAACGTATTTTAAATACACGTTAAACGGTGAAGACATTATCGAAATTGATATGCTCGGCATGATTTGTATCGTTGATGGTGTTGATCGTTTAGAAGAACAGCGCGAAGCATTAGCGCTGTAATTAATTTCGTTAATTATAACGTCCACTATAGTTATTGATATCTATTCTGGCCACATCAGTTAATTACTGACGTTTCTGAAGTATAGATACTAACAACTATATTTAGAGGCTTAAAACAGCCCCTAAATGGACAATCTTTTTACTTTTTTCAGTCTTACAGGTGAGTTATGTCAAATAAAACAATCTATTCTGCCGCCGTTACATTAGTTGAACCTATTGAGCGCGGTAGTGGCGACAAAAAACAAGAAATCACAAGCGTTAAAATTCGCAAGCCAAACAGCGGCGAATTACGCGGCCTTAAGATTGCGCAAATAATGCAAATGGATGTGGACACAATGATAGTGTTATTACCGCGCGTCACTGAACCCACTTTAAATGAAGCAGATATTGTCACGCTTGACCCATCTGACTTTACCGATCTATCGGTGGAGGTGGTAAATTTTTTCGACAATACGGCGAAATCCCAAGTCGGGTAGAACCGTTAATGGCAGATATCGCCGCCATATTTCATTGGGCACCTGATGAAATGAATAAAATGGATCTGGAAGAACTAATGGAATGGAGAGAACAAGCGCGAGTGCGTTCTACTCCGGAGGATGAAGATTAGTTTTATCTGTTGGCATTAACCAGGCAATCACAATGAAGCTAATTACAAACTGCCAACCAAGCCCAAAGCTAAAATAAGCGACGGCTAACAACATGCCCAACAATGCTTTTTTCATAATCATAACGGGATTATAGACCAAATGAGCCAGAAAGACCTAGAACTCTCCTTACTTTTAAAAATGGTTGATCGTATCACCGCCCCTGCCCGGCGTGTAACGGGGGTAACGGGCAAGCTGGCTAAAGGTTTAAGTAATACAAAAACGGAGCTTCGTGGCTTAAACCAGGCATCGAAAAAAGTTGAGCACCTGAAAACATTAAAAGGCAAACTTTTTGAAACGAAGGGCCAGTTAAAAGCAACCTCGAAAGAAATAATCAGCCTTAAGCACCAAATGAAAACCGCCGGCCCCAAAGCGGGCAAAGTGTTGCGTAAAGACCTGGACAAAAGCATAAAAGCTTACGAGCGCATAACAAAAAAACAAAAAGGACTGCGGGGAAGAATAAAGCAGTCAACCGCCGCACTAAAAAAACAAGGCATCACGACAAAAAGTCTTAGCCAGGCACAGAAAGATATTAGCAATAAAACAGACCGCTATAATCGTAAGCTACAACGGCAGCAACGATTGTTAAATTTAACCTCTAAAGCTGGCAGTAAAATGCGCGCTGGTATGGCTAAAATGAAAACCGCTGCGCTTTGGGGTGGCGGTGCTGCTCTGGCGGGTGGCATTGCGTTGGGTGCCCCGATTCTTAGTAAAGCATCACAATTCGAAGACTTTGAAGCCACACTACAAACTATTGAAGGCTCTCAAGCTAAAGCAAAAAAATCCATGGACTGGATATCAGACTTCGCAACAAAGACGCCATTTCAACTAGGTGAAGTAACAGACTCGTTTGTTAAATTACGTGCATACGGTTTAAATCCAACAGGAGGCCTAATGAAAACGTTAGGCGATACCAGCGCAGCAATGGGTAAGCCTGTTGCACAAGCCGTTGAAGCTATGGCCGATGCAGTAACAGGTGAAAACGAGCGATTAAAAGAATTTGGTATAAAAGCTAAAGCGGACGGAGATTTATTTACCTATAACTATACCGACAGCAAAGGCCGACAAAAATCTCTTTCAGCAATGAAAGATGATCGTAAAGGAATAGAAAACGCATTAAGAAAAATATGGGATGAAAAATTCAGCGGCGCAATGGATAGGCGCTCAAAAACATGGTCAGGATTATGGGGCAACATGCTTGACCAGGTTACTCGCTTCCAGGTAATGATTGCAAAGTCCGGCCCCTTTCAAAAACTTAAAGGCCACCTTTCTGGTGCGTTAGATAAAATTAATGCAATGGCGGCTTCGGGTGAATTACAACAATGGGCAGAACGTATCGGCCAGAAAATATCAAACGTTATCGATAAGCTCGCAGCTTTTGGAACGCAGGTATGGAGCGCAATACAAAGCGCTAAACAAATGATATCCCCACTTGCTGAATTTGCGGGTGGCTGGGGTAACTTAGGGTTAGCCGTTCTGGGTGTGAAGTTGCTTCCTGTTATTGGAACAATTTCTCTGCTCAGTAAAGGCATCTTTAAGCTTGGAGGTGGTTTTTCTGGCTTTATTGGAGGGTTTAAAGGCATAGGCAAGGCTCTCATTTGGGTCGGTAGGCTTGTACTAGCAAACCCTATTCTCGCCCTGCTGGCCGGCATAGGAACAGCCGCATATTTTGTTATTAAAAACTGGGATAGCGTTAAGTCTGCTGTATCAAGCGCCCTAAATTGGATTGTTGATATCTTGCCTGATTGGGTGAAAGATTTACTTGGCGTCGATAGCAAAAAAACAACAGTCATCAACAACGCAAACAAAGTGACCTCGCCTAAGAAAGCCATTGCGGCTGCGGCAATAACTGCAGGAATGGCCGTCACCCCTGCTTATGCCTCCCCTGTTATTGCACCAACATCATCTAGCCCAACAACGATGCAGGTTGAAATAAATATTCACACTTCGCCAGGCGATGACAAACAGGCCATAGCCGAACAAGTACGTGCTGAAATGGAACGTCTGCAACGTGAACAGCAATCTATGCAGCGTTCACAATTACATGATTAAGGATTACTAAGATGTTAGCAACGCTTGGCGTTTTTGTTTTTAAATTAAAAACCGCACCTTTTCAAAAAATGCGACGCTCAACCTCATGGCGATGGGCAAATAATAAGCGTGTTGGTCGGCGTGCTAATTATCAATTTCTGGGCCCGGGTAATGATGCTATTACTTTAACAGGTGTGCTAATGCCAGAAGTTACAGGCGGCCCCGTTACGCTCGACGCGTTGCGTGCAATGGGGGACACAGGTAAAAACTGGCCATTAATTGGTGGTGATGGTTACATTTATGGTTTGTGGATCATTGAATCAATAGAAGAAAATCGTAGTTTATTTTTTAAAGATGGTACAGCAAGAAAAATTGACTTCACTTTAAATTTAAAACGAACCGACGATACAAACGTTGACCAGCTAGGCGCATTAACCCGTGTTGGATTAGGTTTGCTGTAATGGGTTTATTAAAAAATATAAACGGCAAAACGCCAGATTATAAAATAACGATTAATGGTAAGAATAAAACAGACATATTCAAAAGTCGGTTAATTCGTATCACCGTAACAGATAACGCAGGGTTTTCTGCCGACCAGGTGGATATTGAGCTTGATGATGCTGACGATTCGCTCCCTCTGCCAAAAACAAAAACAAAACTAAAAATATGGTTGGGATTTAAAGGTGAACCATTAATTGATAAGGGTACATATACAATTGATGAAATCGCCCACACGGGCCCACCAGATAAAATTCTAATTAAAGGCAGTTCTGCAGACTTTCATTCAGAATTAAAAACGCAGCGCCGCAAGGCGTGGCACGAAACAACATTAGGTAATATTCTTGCTTCCATCGCAAATCGATACGAATTGGTTCTTGTAATAAGTGATAACTTGAAAACTAAAGCTATTCCGCACATTGACCAAACAAATGAAAGCGATGCAAACTTTATGACGCGACTTGGTGTTGATTATGGCGCCATCGCAACCATAAAAAATGGCCGGCTTTTATTTGTGGTGCGTGGTGCGGGTAAAACGGCATCGGGTAAAGCCATTCCAACATTAACAATACAGCGTGGTGATGGCGACACTCATAACTACCGCAATATTGACCGAGACAATAAATACGATGGTGTAAAAGCCAGATGGTTAAATTCAAATTCTCAGGCGGTTTATGTGTTGGCTGGTAATGACGGCACGGTTAAGTCATTAAAGAAAACCTACCCAACTGAAAAAGAAGCTTTTCATGCAGCCGAAGCTGAGCTGAAGAAACTAGGCCAGGGCGGCGAGTCTTTTCAGGTCACGTTAGCTGCCCCTGCCCTTGAGGCAATACCCGAACAGCCCGTTATACTTTCTGGGTGGAAGAAAAAAATAAGAAATAAAAAATGGATTGTCGCAGGACCGGTAACGCATGAGTTAAGCAACGGTTTAACGACCAATGTATCGCTATCAGTTCAGACTTTAATATAAAAATCAGTTATCGTAAGTATTGCTTAAAGCATCAATTATCGTTAAAACAGCATTTCTTTTTCTATAATCCAAGCGTTTAAAAGCATTAAATAATGCGGTTTCATCATGTGCGTTAACGTTAAATCGCCCTGCGCTTTTTAAAACGTCATCAAAATCATCAGACGATATTCGCGAACCCTCTCTTAAAATAATATCGCTGGATATGTGAACTGGCCCAAGCACACCTGAGTTAATCTCGTCGAGCGTTTTACTGTCAACCGGAATAAGAAGTTGATCACCTATGTGTGCCCGGCTCTCTGCTAGCAACTCTAAACTCACATCAGGCACTACGTAGTACTTGCGATATTTTGCTTCTGTATCTCCATATTCAAATGTTTCACGTAAAAAGCTGATCAGCGTTGCCCGTCCCAAGCTGTCAGTAAGAATGGCTTGTAGTATTCCTTTTGAACTGAACAGCTCTACAATTTTATTTTCGCTATACCAGTTATGCGTGTAAAACGGATACCCTTCACCGTTTAACAGCCAGTTAATATTTACATTCTCTGAGCGCGCAATAACATCCAACGCATCAGCCGTTGGAGGAACGCCATTAAAAATTGAAGTTATCCGGGCATTTTTAAAGCCCAAAGATTCCCCCCATGGATGCTTTTTTCTATGACCAAGCACAAAAAGTATGTTTTTTAAGAATAATTTATTACGCTTTTCCATAAAATATGCCTTGCAATTATGTTTTTCCGTAATTACACTGTGTAACAGGCTGTAACACCGTGTAACTTACTGGAGTGTAATTCATGAACAATCAAAACGACAGAGAAACCCATGATGTAATGGTTCGTCCGTCAATCGATACCCATAAAAAACTCATCGCTATCGCCAAACACGAGAAGCGAAACCCCGGCCCCCAGGCGCTAAAACTTGTGGAAGAAGGTGTAAATCAATACCTCATCGACCACCCAGAAGTCGCAGCACAACTTTAAGAACGACCTTAAGCGTAATGGTTACGCTTTTACATAATAAAAACTACGTGACGGGGGCGGGATATGTCACATACAAGAAATGATCACCCAGCGCATTGGACGCCGGCTCAAAAAGCGGGCTACTTTGTGATCCACGAGTACACCGATGGATTAAATAAAGGGCCAAAAGCTATGGCACCGAACATTGGTAAAACAGGAAAAGTATTAAGCAATGAAGCTGATCCAGATTACCTTGGTGCAAAGCTAGGTTTAGATACCGCAATACTGGCTGAACTAGAAGCAGGCAGCGCTGAAATATTGCATGGCCATGCTCAAATGTTGCATCACATCTGTTTTGCCCTTCCCTCTCCAGACCTTATTGTCAGCGATGTTGAGTTGCTCATGACGTTTAGTGATTGGCAATCCTCGATGGGAATAACCTGCACACATATTCGCAATGCGTTAGATCCTGATGGTCCGCATGGCAGCAAAGTAACTATTGAAGAAGCAAATAGAATTGAACAAGCCGGTCACGCACACATGAGCAAATTCATGGAGTTCATGGAACGTGTAAAGGAGCTGGCAGAATGAAGAGAAAAAGAGTTTTCGCCGTCCGCATGGTGTTGCCCGAGCTACCTTTCTCGGGCTTTTTTAACGAGGTAACGCCATGCCGATGAATCAACACGTGGCCGAAGATGTTGTTAACCACTTAAAAAATGACTTTAGTTTTAAGCGTGAAAATAAAGGCTGGCTGCAATATGGTAAATGCCCCGACTGCGGTAAAAATGAACTGTTTGTAAAAGCAGATAACCCTTGGACCATAAAATGTGGTCGCATTGAAAAGTGTGGCTATGAACAAAGCACAAAAGAACTTTATCCGCATTTATTTGAGTCATTTAACAAACGCTTTAAACCGTCAGAAAAAAATCAAAACGCAACCGCTGATGCCTATATGCAATATGCCCGTGGTTTTGATATCAGTAAAATAAAAGGATTTTACGATCAAGGAAAGTTTTGGCATCCAGACGCTGACGCAGGAACGGCAACCGTTCGCTTTTATCTTAACCAGGATAAAACGGTTTATATGGAACGTTTTGTTGAAGAGGTTACGATCACCGATCCCGACACCAAAGAGAAGAAAAAACGCAAAGCAAATTTCAAAGGGAGCCACCAGGGGATGGCATGGTCACCCCCTGGTATGCAAATTAATGAAGGTGATGAAGTCTGGCTTGTTGAGGCATGCCTTGATGCGATCGCACTATGGCTTAACGGAATAAAGGCGGTAGCCACATTAAGCTGCGTTAATTTCCCTAGCAAATATATTGCAGAACATAAAGATAAAAATATTACGTGGGTCTGGGCGCTTGATAATGATAGTGCTGGCAAACGTTACACCAAAAAACATTTTTCAACCATGGAGGCAGACGGTTATAACGCAACCGCCGCCCAGGTGCCTGCTAAAAGTAAACTCGACTGGAACGATCTACATAATCGTCATAAGTTAGATGAAGCAAGCATTGATAAATATAAACATTTTGGTCAGCTATTAATTGCAAAATCAGCAAGTGAAAAAGCATTGTTAATGTATGAATGGGCTGAGCGTAAAGAATTTCATTTTGAGTTTAATAAACGGCTTTATTGGTTTTCATTAAATTTAGACAAATATGAAAAAGCCTATAACGGCATGATAGATGGCATTGATACCCCTGACAAAAAAGACATAAGGGAAAAAGCATTAAAACAATCTAATGCTATTTTTGAAATCGCCAACTGCACGGTGAGTTTTTTATATTTCCAGCAAAACTTATTAACCGATGAAAGTTGGTATTACGCGCGTATTGAATTCCCGCATAAAGCTAAGCCCATTAAAAACACGTTTATGGGCAACCAGCTATCCAGTTCAAGCGAATTTAAAAAACGCTTGTTATCCATTGCTGCAGGCTCAATTTTTACGGGCAAAGCTGAACAGTTAGACAGAATATTAAAAGAAGAATTATTTGCCATTAAGAGCGTGCAGACTATTGATTACATTGGATACACAAAAGAACACGGTTGTTATGTTTTTAATGACATAGCAGTTAAAGATGGTCAGCGTTATGAGTTAAACGATGAAGACTTTTTTGATATTCATAAATTATCAATTAAGACATTAGCCAAATCACCCGAGTTATACATCAACCCCGACCGCGAACAGTACACGACCGACTGGCTGCCGATGCTGCAACAGTGCTTTGGTAATAAAGGTGTTGTCGCGCTGGCATTTTGGGTGGGGTCATTATTTGCTGAGCAAATTAGAGCAACACAAAAAAGTTTTCCTTTTATTGAAATTATTGGTCAGGCCGGCGCGGGTAAATCAACGCTCATTGAGTTTTTATGGAAGCTGGTTGGTCGGGCCGACTATGAAGGTTTTGACCCGAGCAAAGCCTCTTTTGCGGCTCGAAGCCGTAACTTTGTTCAGGTAGCTAACTTGCCGGTGGTGTTAATTGAGTCCGATCGCGGTGAAGAAGACAAGCTTAAAAAAGGCAACTTTGATTTTGATGAATTAAAAACGGCCTATAACGGTCGGGCCATCAGTTCACGCGGGGTTAAGAACAACGGCAACGACACGTATGAACCACCATTTAAGGGTTCTATTGTGATTAGTCAAAATGCAGAGGTAAAAGCATCAGAGGCCGTGCTACAGCGTATTGTACACACAGCGTTTACAACGGCAGAACATACACCAGAAACCAAGTTGATCGCCGAGAAGCTTGAAAAGATGCCCATGGAGTCACTTTCTGGTTTTGTGCTGGAAGTAGTAACGAAAGAAAAAGAAATACTCAAGTTGTTTAAAGAGAAATCGCACTTTTACGAAAAACATTTACTTAACATGGATGATTTAAAGTCCGTGCGCCTAGCAAAGAACCACGCGCAAATGATGGCACTGGTTGATTCACTTCAATTGGTTTTACCCATATCAGACGAAGACATTAAATCAACTCGAACAACGCTGGCTGAAATGGCGATAGAAAGACAACAAGCCATTAATGCTGATCACCCGATTGTTCAGGAATTTTGGGAAACGTATTCGTTTCTTAATGATGGCGCAAAGGGCCCAGTGCTTAACCATTCTAAAAACGATCACACTATAGCGATAAACCTTAATCATTTTGTGCTGGTCGCTAACGATCGTAAACAACAAATCCCCCACATCAGTGAACTAAAGCGTCACTTAAAAACCAGCAAGCTGAATAAGTACCTGGGCCAGAAAACAACAAGTTCAAATATTTGGACAGATAAAAATGGTGACGACAAATCGGTGAAGTGCTGGAAGTTTTCAACATCAGAGGGGCAAATCAATGAGTAATGAACTTCAATACATAGAACCACCACATTGTTCTGCTTGTTGTACCAATCACGAGCCGGAATATCCGCATGTGTTGACCACGGCATTTCATAATCATTTTTTATGGAAGCATGGGAAAAGACCAACAATAAAAGATACGTATTCACACTGCAAAGGTTTGATTTATCAGGCTGCCGAAAGAGTCGCTTTTTAATTTAACGATGACTAAATCAACCCGACATTACGCAAGTGAAATTATATCGCTCCCAACCATTGAAGAACGCAGAGCGGCATTACTGAAAGTGCCAGTGAGCGATCGAGAAAGAGTAAAACAAACAGTCATTGAACATTTTGAAAAAAAAGTATTTTTAAAACAACAGCTACACGATATTGAGCAACAAGGCCGTTATGCCAGGCAAACAGGGTTAAGTAAAAGTGAATGCCCTTATGTTAAGCAAGGTGGCAAGTTAAGAGCCAGCTGGCTAAGTGGCTGGGAAAGTGAAAATAGCGAAATTAAGCAAAAACTTGGGAGGCGGTAATAATGAGCATGAGTAGAGAGAAAGTAATTGAAAATTTAAGAAAGCGAATGGATGTTGTTAATAATCATTACGAAACAGCGCCAGAGAAGTTTCTTGAAGCATGGAAAGAAGCCGTTAACAAAATTGGCTGGAGTTATTTTAAATGCAAATCTGGCTTTAATCACCCTGTTAGCGTTGATGCAGCCACCAATAAGTGGCAACTAACACCAAGTTATGAACTGATGCTTCAGCGCCTAAATACTTGCAGCGTGGGCGAAGGTGTTTTTATGGGTGTTATTTATAGTTTTTACAATAGCGATACCAGCGAGCAGTTTCTTCACGCTTTTGATATGCGTGGATTAGGGGACGTTTCAAGCCGCCTTGATTTAGATGAGCTCGATATTGTCACCCGTTTAATGTTTAACCATACAGGGTGGTAGCGATGCCCGATAAACATTACATCGATACAAGCTCGCAAGATAGTCAGTTCTCAATGCCTAATATTGGTGTTGATTATAGACAATGGCTTCTTAAAAAATACGAAACAGCATCAACGGTTATGGATGGTCGACCGGCATTTCATGGCGTAGCCCAACGTATTAATCAATTAATATTTGAGGCGCGTAAAAACAATCACACGCTGGTTGCTTTTGGCCCACACGCAAAAGAAGTCGCGAAGGTTATTCAGGAACTAGCCAATAATTCCATAAATGTAGAGGTGGCGAAATGAAGGATGAAAAAGATTCAGGAACGATGGATTTTTTATCAAGCAAAGAAACACCGGCCAACTGTTTTAACTGTTGTCAATTGTCGGCAACTTGCGGTGGATGGTACTGCGACACACACAATATTTTTTTACACGAACAAATTCATCCCGAAGATATTGGACATGGTGGAAACGGCTGTAAAGAACATCGATATAAAAATGAGCCTATATTTATTGGTATTGATCTTTCCGAGGGTAAATCGTCCACTCATTACTCAGCAGTAAAAAATAATAAGGACTAAACAATGAAACACTGGCCAAATATATTAATTGTTTCTATCTCAGCAATATTAATGCAATGGCACAGCATTGCGTTCTGGCTTGAGTATGCCGGCCGTACTGGCGTGGGCTTTTCCCTGGCATTAGAAGTGGTGGCACTTTGGCTATGGTGGCAACGTCGACGATGGCTTGCCATAGTTGCGTCTGCCCTGTTGGTTGGCGGCCCCCTCTTTCAGCTTTCTGCCCCGATAATGGAAACGCTAACTCGAACCGATGTTAACCAGGCGATGGTCGTAAGTTACGAGCAAGAAATTAATCAGCTAAACAAATCAATATCCCAATACGATACGAACAGCGCGAAACGCTTAGGCTGGTCATCACGCATAGACCGGGCACAAGCTGAATTAACTCAAGCCCGTAATAAATTACGAGAGCTGCTCTCAGTAAAAACACCCGAAACACCGTTACGGCTTTATGCGATCGTAATCATGCAGGCGCTGGCATTAATCATAATTATGCGCGCACAAATAATTGCAATTACCGCTCTGCCCTTAATTACGACTGAATTGCCGAAACGGATTAAAACACCGGAGCCATCAGACCAAATTAAACACGTTCGACGCAAGAGAGTGAAAACTGAGAAACCAGGTAAAACAAAAATAGTAACAGAGCAAGAAGATGTTGAACTCCCTGCAGATAAAAAAATTGAAGTTAAAAACGAAAAAACTACCGACTTTGATGAACGTGTATTACAGGCTGCCGCATGGATACGTGAAAACGTAAAAAATTATGACGGAAAGCAACGCGCAATGGCTGACAAAATTGAAGTAAGACCTGCTGACCTTTCGTTAATTTTAAATCATATCGATAGAAAAGATCGCGGTGATGAACTGATATCTGAACCGAAATTATTAAAAATTGAAAAGGTTATGGAGGGTGTATGAAAAATAAATCGATAGATTTAAATAATCACTTATTCGCTCAACTTGAGCGATTGGGTAGCGAAGATTTAAAAGGCGATGCTTTAAAGGCAGAGATAGCCAGATCAAAAGCGATGGCAAACGTTGCCCATAATGTTATTGATAATGCGCGACTAAACCTTGAGGCTCAAAAGGCGCTGGAAAAAGATCTTATATCTGCAATTCCCGCGATGATTGGAAATGATGAGCATGAGTAAACGGTATACAGGCGAGCAGCTTAAGTTTTTGCGTGTAGCATACTTATTCTTGCAGGTCCCTCAACTCACGATTGCTTTTAACAAAGAGTTTGAATCAAATAAGACTGAAAAAGCGATTAAGTCTGCTTTAACAAACAATAAATTTTCTTGTGGGCGCAAAACCGGTTTCTATAAAGGAACGTCTTTGTTGTTAAATAATGAACAGCTGCTGTTTGTTAAGGACAAATATCGCTCCTTAACTATCGCTGAACTAACGGTTGCTCTTAATAATAAATTCAACACCTCATTTAAGCAGGAACAATTAAAATCCTATACCACAAACCATGGTGTTAAATCAGGGCGAACTGGTCAATTTAAAAAAGGCCATGACTCATGGAATAAAGGCAAAAAAGGTTATATGGGTTCTAATATCACATCCTTTAAAAAAGGTAATTTACCAGCAAGGCTTCGCCCCGTTGGTTCAGAACGAGTCTGCAGCAAAAATGGATATATCCTGGTTAAGATTGATGAGCCTGATCCATACACACCAGCAAAAACAAGGTGGAAAGCAAAGCACGTTATAAACTGGGAAAAAGTTAATGGAAAAGTACCTAAAGGAAAACTTCTATTTTTCCTTGACGGAAACCCACTTAATAACGCAATCGAAAACCTCGAAGCCATCACCAGAGGCGAACTGCTTTATTTAAACCAGCATAATTACAAAGAACTTTCTGCAGAATTAAAGCCGAGCATGCTTGTTTTAGCAAAAGTAGAAACTAAACGATTTAAAATGGAGCGAGAATTATGAGTCTAAGTGATGAATTAAAACAAGGCTTTGATAAAAATGCTGAATGTTTTGACGCGTTAATACTAAAAACCCGCGACCATATAGATGATATGGAAGAACGCCTGTCTGCCATTGTAAAAATACTCGACGAAGGTGTTGATATGGATAATTTCACTTATGATTTTCAGGCGGTAAATCAGGCTCACAGAATAGCTTATTGTGGGACAATTCCGAAAGAAACAAAGCAGCACGAAACTGAAATTTAATTTTAACCGGGGGAAGTATGGAAACTGATAAACGATATCCGTTGTGCTGGCCAGATGGTTGGCCGAGAACCGTGAACTCAAGAATAAAACATTCATCATTCAGGGTAACTCAAGATAGCGCTCAAAATAATTTATTAAATGAGTTAAAGCGTCTGGGCGCAAAGGATATTATTATTTCAACAAATATCCGTTTAAGAAATGATGGTTTGCCTTATGCCAGCCAGCGTCCACCAGAGGATAAAGGTGTAGCGATATATTTTAAATATAAAAAACGAGAAATGGTTTTTGCTTGCGACAAATACACCATTGTTGGTGATAACATTCATGCGATAGGAAAAACCATTGAAGCGTTGCGTGGCATAGAACGCTGGGGCGCTTCTGACATGTTAGAACGTGCCTTTACGGGTTTTGAAGCGCTACCCTCCCCTGCTGATGCTGGCGGCTCTCGATGGCAAGATCTTTTACAGGTTGGTAACACTTACACGCTGGAAGAAGCTGAGCGTAAATTTAAGCTGTTAGCAAAAGAACATCATCCAGACAATGGTGGTGATGCTAATCAATTTAACTTGCTGGTTAAGGCAAGAGACCAGGCAAGACAGGAGTTAAAACAAGAATGAAAATTATTATAATAATCACGTTGCTGGTGTTCTCTTTTTCAGCAAACGCAAAAACAAACTTCGGCGCGGCCCTGATCTCGGAGGTTGTTTCAGTTTATGACGCGGATACTTTTCGCGTAAATATTGATGGGTGGCCAGCAGTGGTTGGTTTGAATATGCCTATACGTGTAAACAGCATCGATGCACCAGAGATTCGTGGTAAATGCTTAAAAGAAAAAGCCCTGGCTAAACAGGCGAGATTATTTACAGTTAACTTTCTTAAATCTGGGACCATTGAATTACATAATATCAAGCGTGGTAAATATTTTAGGCTTGCGGCAGACGTGATGGTTAACGGCAAGAACCTGGGCTCAGCATTAATTAAAGCTGGCCATGCCAGGCTTTATGATGGAAAAAGTAAACGAGCGGGATGGTGTAAAAAGTGATGCTTCTGAAATGCAAAAAGAGCCTTTCGGCTCTCTTTGTTAGTGATGGTTGGTTAGAAAAATTAAATTGTTTCTTCGCCTCTCATGACAAACTCCCGGTTGGTGAATTAATTAACGGATATATTTCCGTTTTCATTGTCAGTAATTAATACAAGTGTCGACAACGAAAATGATAGTACCACATTGGTTTTAATTAACGCAAACAATGCAAACGTCACTCGATCCATTGTTTCCTTAAGTTTAGCGTAAAACCGCGCTTTTGCTTACTAAACCTTGATTTATAAAGGTTATTAAATGTTAAATATATCCAATATTGGCCTCTATATGACTATTAGCGGCTAAAAAAGTTCAAGCTTTAGAAAATCAGTCTACGTTGTTTTGCCGTGACCAGTATGGCCGGTTGTGCCCGCGCTAACACGGGATTAACAACGTATTGACAGCCTGTGCGTCTTGCGCTAATTTAGGGGTGTTGCGGCAAAATCCGCAACCAGGATTACTACCCCTGAATATGCACAGCGCACATGGCGCTTTATAGCGCTTTTTTTGTGCCCGTTCTAAACGCAAGTTTATGGCGGGTCGTGCGGGGCCACCTTCGGGTGGGCCGGAGCCTGTGCACCGGTGGTAGTAACCCTGTACGGTCCGTCACCCTTTTTCCAATTACTACTGGTGGTGACGGTTCTTCTTAATATGCACAGGAGAACTATGATGTCTCAAATACAAGCCTTTAACTGGGGTGAAATCGCCCTCTCTCAAACCGTTTTCATCGAAAACATCCCTCATGCCACCAAGCAAGCGATTGGTGAATGGTTGGAATATGCGGACCCCCGGCCATCAATTAATAAGATAATTGAGCGAAATCCACACATAAATGACTACTCAGTTGGCGTCAATCTGACGTCGACTGACAGCAAAAATTACGACACCCGGGTCTATCACCCTATCGGTTTTTTGTTGATTGTGATGGAATCCGGCCAGCAAAAAGCCCAGGCCATGAAGGTGGCCGTGGCAGAATTTGTGTGGCATTTTGCTGGGCCGAAGAAAATCAACTTTAAACAGGAAATGGAGTTAATGAAGCTCCAGCGCAACCTGCTCTCTGACCTAACTAAAACCCGTGATTCATTTGCTCGGAAAATGTTATCTGAACGCCTTGGCCGTGTTTGCCTGGAACTGGGGCAACCAATGCCGGATATTGCGTTATTGGGTAAAGATGCCAAGCAACTTGAAATGGGGGTGTAACGTGGGCCAACAACAAGTACAAGAGGCTTTAAAAAGTCGACTGAAAGAATCCCAGCAGCGCATTATGTCTGCCGTTGATTCTCATGACGAACAGTTGATTGACCGTGCGGACGTTGACCAGATTTTAGAAAATGAGTTGTTAATGCTCATGTCTTTTGGTGAACGTTTAATTCAACTTGGCGCCACAACCGGTAAGGAGGTGAAGTATGAGCACTGAAACAGAACCACATGCACTGGTTTACCGTAGCAAAGCTGCTCTGAACGCCGTTAAAGAATTAATTGGTGACAGGGATTCAATGGATTTAGTCAACGGTTGGGGATTATATTGCCTGCTTGATTTGGTTGCTGAAGAGTTATCCGAAGCACTAGAAATTATGGGTGGTGACCCAGATAAAATTCGAGAGAACCTGAAAGGGATAAAAAACCAAAAAGATAAGCATTAACAATAAAGGAGCCGAAAGGCTCCTTTTTTAATTTAAGGGTGCTAAGCCTCGTCGGCAACTGCCACTGGATTATAAGCGTAGTGCAAAAGAAACCCCTGGCTGGGAAACATTATTCCATCGAAAGCTTTAGTAATGATTTTATTTTTATCGGGTAAAAATTTTGGATCCATTCCGTCATTTTTAAAGTCTACAGTAGTGCCTATCGACATAAACTTAATCCTTAAATCATCGGGAATAATACTCACATTAACTTTTGAACCAAGTAGCAGTGTTGTGATGGTATACTTAGAAACAGGCTCTTCTATGATAAAAAATTCTTTATCAAAGACTCTTTCGATGTCATAAGAATCTTCACCTGTAAGTTTGAGTTCGTATGAAAACCTTATGTATGTGATGCCTTCAATCTCTACTTCATCCCGTTTTAAAAAGGAATCCAGATCATCTGTTATGTTTTTCCCGTTAACTGTTAATTTAAGAAGTTTTGTTTTTACGCGATCTTCATTTTCGGTTTTTTCTAACCGCTGAGAGTAGTTTTGACTAACGGTTACATCAGGTGAAATTGGAATTATTTTAACTTTAGTTTGCTCGGTTGAGCTGATAATAAACTTTTCTGGCACCGCCCAATCCACTGAGGCCGAATAATGATAGTCCTCATAATGAAAGTTTTTATCTATTGGTATGTATTTATTAACGATGGTGTCATGAAGTGAGTCCGATAATTTTGGAAAATTTTTAGTGCAAATTGCTTTAGTTACCTTCCCTAAAATACTGGGCAAATCATTTTTGGTCGACATAAATTCGTCGCTATAAATAATTTTTTCTAACTCGGTTTTAAAGAGACCTAAATACTGCCAGGTATTCAATAATACAGCCCCGACGCCACCGGCAACTATTGCTTGACCAAATGAAATGGCATGTTTTGAATAAGTATGTGCATCATTTGACAGCCCCCAAACTAACCCGACCGAACCGATTAAGACAAGTAGCCACGCAATATGCTTTTTAATAAAGCCAAATATAAAAGCCAACATATAATTTATATATCCTATTCAAATGTTTTTAAAATAACACCATCAAGTGAAACTTTAGCCTTGATGTAATCTTTAACTACGGCACCAAAAGCATTCTTTCCTCTGAATGTTGTGGAAACAATTAAGTGATTTTTCTGATCCCAATACACGGTTTCAACATGGTCATAACTGTCAGGGTCATTCATGCTCTCTTTAATTAACTTGGTAAGATTAATATGCGATCCATCCCACCCGCTAAATTGAGCATCGATTTTTTTCTTTCTCTCTGCCGCCAGGCGAGTTGCTTTTGCTTTTGCTGCTATTTTTTTATTGTAATAAGCCAGTTTCTTTTTATATGTTTTATTGGTTGGATTTAGAGATACCAGTTCTTCGTAAAGTGCTTGATTAAGATTTACGTTTGCCTTCTTAACTCCTTTCAGTTCTTTTATTAACTGCTCGGTTCGAGGCACCGTTTTTAACTTGTTTAAATCTGGGTCATTTGTGGAGACATATTTGTTAATTAAATCAACAGCAGAGCTATATTTCTCTGTTTCTACCAACTTGTTTATTTTGGCAATAATTTCATTCTTATTATTGGTGAAGTATTTAATATTTAAAGCTTTAATCCTGGCTGCTTCTTCAGCTTGCTCTATAGCAATCTGTTCAAGCTTTTCTTTTTCATCTTTTTCGATCTCTGCAGAAATAAAAACTCCAAAACCAATGAAAAGCATAAAGACAAGAACACTTTTTTCTACTGGCTTTAATGCCCTGCCAGTTTTGCTGTGTATCAGTTTTCGTGCCGGAGGAAGAAAAACAAGGGATATGGAAAAAAGGAAAAGAGCGCTTACAAAACTACTGAACGTTACGCTTAACCCAAACAACGCAAAAAAAATCCCAGCAATCCAATTAAGTACTAAAAAAAATAACTTCATGTCCCTGTCCTTTTATTGTTATATTCTGTAACACTATTTTACAAAGGTTATAAGATATGCCTAACGGTGTCGAGGTTCGCGGTAAGCGAATGCGTGTTTATTTTAATTATCAAGGCCAAAAATGTAGGGAAATGCTTACATTAGAGCCAACTAATGAAAATATAGCCTATGCAGAAAGAATGGCTGCTCAAATTAACCACGAAATCCGAAATAACACATTCAATTACGCTAGCTATTTTCCGAAATCGAAACGTTTACAGGATAATACGGTTGGCCACTACGTTGATTTATTGCTCGAAATTAAAAAGAACCAGGTTGCAGACTCATCTCATAAATTCTACACGGGAATAGCAACGCGCTACATTAAGCCGAAATTTAAGAACAGGCAAATTGATTCCATAGATTATATTGAGCTGGAAGAGTGGCGCGGAAAGGAATTAGATCACCTTAAGTCTAAAACAATAAAAGACATTATTTCTTTTCTTCGTATGGTTTATGCGTTACACAGAAAAAGGCATCCGCTAACAAATGATCCAACTGAAGGGTTGGTTGTAAAGCTTCCTGATGATGAAGAACCCGATCCTTTTACGCGTGACGAAATTCAAAAAATTGTTGAAACTTGCCCGGGCAGTAAAACTCAAGAGCTACAAATGATTAAGTTTAATATTTGGACTGGCCCTAGAGTGTCAGAATCAATAGCTTTAGCCTGGGAAGATGTTATTGACCTGGACAAAGGGTTGATTTATTTCAAGCGCGCGCGTGTTGGAACTATATTTAAAGCAACTAAAACAAAACGTTCTAAACGTATTATTCAGCTTTTACAGCCTGCGCGCGATGTTCTTCAGGAGCAATGGCGGGTAACAGGTGATTTGCCGGCTATAAAAGTAAATGTTGTTGCTAGAGATAACAGAACTATTAAAGAAGAAGAATTAAGGTTTGTATTTTTAAACACTTATACTGGCCAGCACCACAGTACCGGAGACTTTGTTCGAAAGAAGTTTTTTAAACCCCACCTAGAAAGAGCAGAAGTAAGATATCGAGGCATGAACCAATGCCGTCACACATTCATAAGCCAAATGCTCACAGCGAACATGCCACTGCAATGGATATCAAAACAAGTTGGCACCAGCGAAGAAATGATTCGGCGCAGATACGGTAAATGGATAGATGAAGACGCCACAAGCATGGTCTCCATTGCTGAAAGCAGACTAAACCTATAACTCCGACACATTGTTAAAGCTTGCGGGAAAACCGCTGAAACAGGCTGAGATTAAGCCTAATAAGCTATTTCAGCCCCAAGAACAGTCCCAAAATAGTCCCTTTTCACTAAAACTAGAATCTTGACAATCCTTGTCTTTAGCTAAGTTATTGTTATTAAGATAAAAAATAACAATAACTCAAGCAGTAATATGGTCGGGACGAGAGGAATCGAACCTCCGACCCCCTGCACCCCATGCAGGTGCGCTACCAGGCTGCGCTACGTCCCGAATACTGGTATTGACTTTTCTTTATAAGAAAAAACAAAAGGTCAGGCTCG